TCTGGAGTGCTGGGTACGACCAAATATATCAACAAACTTTTCATTTTTTGGACACGGTTCTTCGCCGACAAGTTCAGGACTTCATTTACTGTGGCAACCATCTGGTGCTAGAACATTTCTATTCGGAATGATGAGCAATGACGTATCGAAGAATATGACATCAAACAGCTTTCCTGCAAATGTTTGGTACCACGTTGTAATCACATATAATCACACAACCTTCGCTAAGAAGGCGTATGTGAATGGGGTTGATGCTGGGTTGAACCCAGAGCAGACTCAGGCTGCGTATATTGCAGCGCCAAATATATTAAGATTTGGGGCATATTACAGCTCAGGGCCCGCAGCATATGGTAATGGAAAGTTTGGTCAGCTTAGATATTATACACAAGCACTATCTGCGGCTGATGTTTTAGTAAACTACAATGCAACAAAGGCCACATTTGGCTTATAAAGCAACCAATTTACAAACCTAGCATGACTAGGTAGTAAAGGATGTTTCACACAAGGAGGGCCACCCGGCCCTCCTTTCTTATTTCTTCGCTATCACAACCCCAAGAGTCCTCAAGGTCACCTCATCCCAAACCTGAAACTTGTAGCCCATACTGTTTGCATACTGCTCAGCGGCCTGCCATTTGGCGGTGTTCTGGGCATAAGTTAGGGCTTCCGATTCTACTACCTGTCTACGCTTACCCTGCCTAGTTTTTGGGGGAACGCACTCTTTCTGGGGCTTTACTTCTACCAATAACGTCCCGGCATTAGTTTCAACTAAGAAGTCGATGATGTAGCGGTGGACTTTGTTATCCACCGGAGAGACATAGGGGACAACAACAGTCTCGGAAGACCATGTGGTAATCTTGTCGTTCATATCGAGCCAATACATCACGGCGGCTTCCCAGCCCGACCTGTAGACTATTCTTGACCTGTCCCCTCGGTATTTTTGGGGATTTTTAGGGGTAAAGAGCCCCTGATGAAAGGTTTTCACCGTCGCCTACTAAATAGATCATTGGATTTCACAGTTCTATTTAGAGGCCCCTATCAATGTCCGGTTACCTTGAATACATACGCAAGCTCTATGGAGATCGAGCACTTGAGCTTATAGGAAAAGCAGGACAGGGCTTCCTGCCGCCCGATGGAAACTATGAGGTCGATCAGATGGTATATCCTCAAGACCTTTTCTCACCAGACTCCTCCCCATTTATCCTGTTCTTTGCGGTACATCCAACCAACACAAACGTAATCTTGGATAAGATTGCCCTCTATATGCCAAGGGAGGTCTCCGTCAACTACGGCATAAACTTCAGCGAGGCTACCAACATATTTGAATATGCCAACATGATGTCAGATCCATCCGTTGCTGAATATTTTGGCGGCGGCAGCTTAGCTTTAGCTGCGTACGGAGTAGCTCGCGGTGCAGCGGGAGGAAACGGACTTGCCGGTAAGGTACTAGGTGGGATATCGGGCGCAGGTACGTCTCTCGGAAATGCTGCAAGTCGATCAAACTCGATTGGACAGACAATTTCAATCCAGAAGAAAAAGACTCTGAATCCCCACTTAGCAGCTTCTTTTGAGGGTGTTAATTTTCGAAGACACCCGTTCACTTTTGACTTGGTTGCTCGTAACCAGGCAGAAACCGACACAATTAACGACATAATTTACAAATTCAAATACCACGCTCATCCCGAAGCCGGAGAACCAGACTCCTCGGCTACCTTCTGGGAGTGGCCGTCCGCGTGGCAAATCGGCCTGTTTTCTCCAGCAAGAAAGTACCTTCACAGCATTTCCACGTGCCACATTACAAACATGAACGTTAGCTATTCGACTGGGGGAACTAGAGCGTTCTTCTCGGATACGGGCGCTCCGGTTTCAGTCCGACTTTCGCTTGAGTTTATGGAAACAGAGCTTATTACGCGAGGGCGTATCCGCCAAGGATTCTAGTAATGAAGTATTTTCAGTACCTACCATCCTTAGATTATGCAGATCTTTCAGCGACAAACATACTCGCTAGGGCAAAGGTTCGCGAGCACGTTCTTAATAATGCTGTAGTGTACTACACGCATCGAATCCAGGATGGGGAGCGCCCGGATACCCTGGCCACCAAATACTACGGTAACTCTAACTACACCTGGCTTATCTTCTATGCCAACGACATATTCGATCCCGTCTTTGATTGGCCCCTCTCAAGCGAAGCTTTAATCGCTCACATGGTCAATAAGATTGGCTCTCTTGAAGTAGCCCAACAAACCCCACACCACTACCTTCTGGATGGGCAATACATAATAGACAGGCAGTCTTTCCTGGATCCAAATGTACCAGCAAACAGGAAGCGAATGGTTTCGGTGTACGAACATGAGGTCAACAAGAACGAGAAAAGCAGAGAAATCAAGCTGATAGATAAAGCCTACGTTCGGCAAATCGTAAACGAGATGCAGCGACTATTCATTTAGGCGGTTATGTCTGATCAAGGTCTTAGTCCCGAGATTCTACGCAGAGAGCGTGACTACTACATCGACTATCTGAAGATCGTCGCATACAACGGCAAAGAGTACTCTATCGCTTCGCAGATGATAGAGTTTACCTATCATGAGAGCATAGCAACTCCATGTGTATACTGCTCTGTAACCCTATATGACGCAGTAGACTTCCCCACTCTTCTTCCGATGATAGGCGAAGAGAGACTAAAGGTGAGCTTCACGCGCCAGGATGAGCACGCCGCTAAAAAAGAAGGCGGCTTCAAGAAGCCGATTGTACTCGACCTTCCCATATACAAGATCTCGGGTCGCTCTCCAGAGAACACAAGCCGAAAGGGACAGGTTTACACGCTCCATGCAACCTCGGATGAGATGCTTAAGTCTCTTAAGAGTAAGGTACGCCTTGGACTTAAAGGTCTTACTTACTCAGAGATGGTGAGGAAGGTTTACGACGAGTATGTGAAGGCTTCAAAGGACATAGAAGTTGAGGACACAAAGCACATACACGACTTTTGCATTTCAAACATGAACCCTTTTAGGTTCATTACACACGTATCAGGCAAGTCTATCAGTCCAAAGTACGGCGGCTGCTTGTACTTCTTCTACGAGGACCGAAACAAGTTCAATTACAAAAGCCTAGGTACTATGTTTGAGGGTGAACAGAGCCTAGAGCTTAACTTTGCGGTTAAGAACACTCTAAAGCAGGGGGGAGACAAGGCTGGCCCCAAAGAAAGAGTATTCGACCGCGATATGTACTCTGTTGAGGCGCTTGAGCATAAAGGTAGCTTTGACCTCATTAAGACCATCATATCAGGGGCGTATTCCCAAAGAGCCATCTTCTTTGACCCGGTTCGACAGCTGATATCCACTAAGGACTTTGATATTGAAGACGAGTGGGACTCGCTACCCCACATAGACAAAGTAAAACCTTTTACATCGGGGAACTCAGCCAAATCTGCCCCAGACTCTCGAATTACCGTCCACTGGACCAACAGCGAACATGACACGGTGGAACATATAGCAAGCAAGGAACCAGGTATTAACCCCTTTAGACCTGAAGATTTCACACTTAGGGTCAACGCTCAGCTTGACGGAATGATGCGTAGCTCTATTGACGTCATAATCCCAGGTACCCCCGACATGATAGCAGGTCAAGTAGTTCAATTTCATCTCCCCGAACACTTGGGAAAGGTAAGCGAACAAGAACCAGAGGAGCCAGATGCGTACCTTCAGGGCAAGTACCTTGTCGTGAGTGTAATGCACAGGCTCTCTACGACTGAGTATACTTGTAGTGCGACTATCGTAAAGTACTCCTTCTACTCGAATATCAAACATCGTGACCCAGAAGCCGAATACCCGATTGAGAAGATCTACTAATGACCGACTTACGCGACACCAAAAGAAAGAAGGTTGCTCGGTCGCCGGAAGATATCTTCGAAATAGGTATCCAGGAGGCTCAGAACGCTGGGGTATTCAGAAAGCGCACCCAGAGCGCTATTAAGTGGTACCTAGGGCTAATTCGCCGCCTTGCTCCGTCTCCAATCAACCGAGCGGCCTTTACAAAAAAAGAGCGTCTCAGACAGGGGATCCGCTTTGGTAGCCTATACTGTTACGTATACGACGCAAAGACCAAGGACAACCTACCGTACTGGGATATGTTTCCCTTGGTATTTCCTATCATGCCTACTGAGAAGGGCAACGGCTGGTATGGTCTGAACCTCCACTATGTACCCCTTGAGTACCGCGCAAAACTCCTTTCCGTCCTATTCAAGGTTGCAAATAACAAGCGGTACGATGAGACCACAAAGTTGAGACTCTCCTACGAGTACATCAAAAATCTCGGAAGTATGAACAAGGCTTTGGCGATGACGGCTTTCAAGCAGTACCTAACAAGCCACGTCCGCAGCCGTTTCGTTTATATCTCCCCCGATGAGTGGGCGATTGCCCTGTTTCTGCCGATGGAGCAATGGCAGAAGAAGAACTTTGGGGAGGTCAATTTCGACATTCAGGGGCAAATCAAACGCCTCAAAGATAAATAATAGCAACTATGTCCATATCCATTACAAACCTCAAGGCCGCAATAGACCTCGGTAACGGCCCAACCATGGCCTCCCAATTTCAAGTCGTTTTTCGGCTACCGGTGGCCCTTAAAACAGGCAACGAAGCGTTTACCTCGTCTACCCTTTCAATCCTCTGTCAAAGTGCGACTTTGGCCGGAACGCAAGTCGCAACAACCGAGCTTCCAATTTACGGACCCGGAGTAAAGATGCCCTATGGGCTCATTTATCAAGACTTGAACATTTCATTTCTTTGCACCAATACCATGGCTCAACGCAAAGTGTTTGAAGAATGGCGCCGAATCATCATCGACCCGACCACCAACTACGTAAATTACTACGATACATACGTGGGAGAGATAATCGTACAGAAGCTTAATCAATCCGGTGAGGCGGTACATAGCGTTTTATACGAAGAGGCGTTCCCCGTTGCCATCTTTGAACAAGAGCTTTCTTCCACTAACAACGATTGGCTGCGGCTCTCGGTACAATTCTCCTATCGGAGATGGAGAACTCGGCTTGACCTTAATGCGGCCTCTTCGGCTGGCTTTGGGTCTATCGACATTCCACAAGCTCCAGGGGAAGAAGAAAATCCGAGCGATTTGTTCAAGAACACTCCAGCTCCAAGGGTTCCAGAGTTTAAGCCATAAGAAGCTTTTAAGGATTGGTGAATATGCAACAAATAGCGCCGATTATACACCCAACTTTTGAGGTTACGGTCCCATCGTCCGGGAAGAAAGTGACCTCGCGGCCAATAGTCACCCGAGAGCGAAAGGCGCTTCTAACTGCCCTTCAGTCGCAGGACTCATCAGTCATTGGAAAGAGTGTAAAGGATATCATTCGAGCTTGCGTATCTGACGTAGCCGTAGACGATCTTACCACCTTTGATTTTGAGTGGATTTTTCTTCAACTGATTATTAACTCGATCAAAGAGACTCTCGACCTTGAGGTCCGCATCCCAAATAGAGAAGCTGAGTGCGAAGACTGCGGTCGTACTCGCATTATGAAAGTGAACCTTCGAGAAGCGGAGGTCGAAGGTATTAAGCAAGAGAAATCCGATTTCATTGTGGAAATTAGCCCAGGATTCGGTCTAAAGCTTCGGTATCCAACAGAGAAGCATCTGGAATCACTCGACGCTAGTACTAAAGACAAGACAACAGTCGAGAAGCTTACCGACCTTATAGCCCTCTCAATCGAATCAGTATTCGACGAGTCTGGAACCAAACGGTTCTCGGATTTTGACTACAAATCGCAGATTGAGTTTTTGGATTCTTTACCAATCCCAATAACGGACAAATTGGAAGCGTTCATCAATTCGGCACCGAGGGTGTTGTTAAAGGTAGTGGTGGAGTGCCCCAAGTGCAAATTTAGGGCGCACCATGAGATGTCGGGGTTAGCAGATTTTTTCGTCTAACGCTAGGTGATGACAGCCTAGCGGGATACTACAGCATCTGCTTTGACCTGATGCACATCCACAAGTGGAGCCTATACGACATAGAGAATATGTACCCCTATGAGCTTGAGGCTTACAAAATAATGCTCTTGAACCACTTGAGCGAACTGAAGAAAGGGTCTCATCGGTAGGCTATGGAAAAGAATAAAATGTCACAGGAGAATCGGGCGTACTTTGAGTTCATAGACGACCTCAAGAAAAGCTCGCAGAAGGACTCTCCTACCCAGGAAATTGCTCGGATGTACAGGGAGGTTTCTGACATCCTTGCCGAGGCATTTGACGAGTTCAATCCAGAGGACCTCCCAAAGTATCAGGACCGTTTGGAGGGCGTCATCAACCTTCAAAAGCAGGAGCCTAGTCTTTCAGATCCACTCTTCAAAGAGGATTTAATAAAAGCAAAGTCTTTGTTAGACCAGAAGGTCAAGCAAAGATTTGGGGCAGTACAGAAGATCTCGAAACTTGCATCCGGTACTCTTCGGACTTTAGGCGGTATCAGTTCCCATGTAAGAGACTTCATTGCAATCGGCGACCAAGCCGCCGAGGCTGGAAGGCGAGTTAATCAGATTAACTTTGGCTCTTCGAAAAGACGCTTAGACCCCGAGGAAGAGCGCAGGCAATACGATGTACTGAAAGGAAATGAGCCACAGTACTCAAGCAGCCAAACATCGGCGGGCGGTCCGAACTCCCCGATACTGGCGAGTACTGGAACCGGTAAGCAGGTATTGCCGGTTAAAGACGACAAACTCATAGGGACAAACACACAGCAGAACAGGGTACTCATTCAACTTTTCAGTGTAACAAAAGACTCAAACCAAGACATAAAGCAGATTAAAAACCTTCTGATCGCCGACGTCAGGGAGCGAGATGATAGGCGGGATGATGGAACACTCGATGCCTTAGAGAAGAATCAGGAAGCAAGAGCCTCAGCCCGAAAGAAGGGAGGTGGGTTACTTGAGGGTGTAGTCGGAGCGTCCGGCGGATATGTAACAGGAGATAACACCCAACAGCCATCCTCTACTGCTAACGATAAAACCACCGGCGGCCCTAGTACAACAAGCACCGTTTTAGCTGCTCTCGGAATTGAAAAAGCCGCAGAATGGCTTTGGAGTAAAAAGGGAGCAGCATGGGAGGGTGCTAAATCCCTTGGGCGCGGAGCGATGAACTATGGCTCAAGAGCCCTGGCTGCGGCGCCAGAAGTCATGACCGGACTGGCAGCTTCGCCCGCAGCACTGGCTCTAGGTGGCGCCGGAATTGGAGCAGGTGCAGCCTACGCTCTAGTTCCCCCACACGCAAAAGCAATATCTCAGGGAGTCCAATCATTAGCAGCCACGATTGG